CGCGTGATGGTGCCAGTGCTTCCTCGAAGGCACTCGTCACCGGAGCGAACAGCTTTGTATATTTATCCCGTGCAGCTGCCGGGTCAAGGTCGAAGAAGGATGTGAAGTCAAGCGTCTGCACCTTCCCTGCTTCAGCAAGAATGGCGGCCAGAGATGCCTTCCGTGCCTCCTCTGCTTTTTGCAGTGCCGTTGCCTGTTTATTTATCGCGGTCGTGTTGGTATTTGTGACCGTAGTGTTGTTCTGCGTGGCAGCATTGGCGGCGTTGATAGGTGCCGTGATGGCATTGTACTGCCGGATGCTATCGCCGATGGCTGTGTTCAGCTCTCTTGTCCTCGCACGCAGTTCGGTGACAACTTTGGCCTGCTCTCGCTCGGCATCGGTCGCGGCAATAATATCACGCGTGTCAACAGTGGCCGCTGCGCCAACAATTCTTTGAGGTGCAGCTCTTGCAGTTCTTGTCCGGTCTTGAAGCTTTTTGAGGAGGTTCTCCTGCTTATTCAGCTCAACATTGACCGCTCCGATCTCTGTCTCAAAGCCTTTGGTTATCGCTGACTGAATCGTGGCTTGAGTGTATGCATTGACCGCTGTGGTCAGCTTGCCAAGCTTTGCACTCTCAAGATCGAGATTGCCGAAGTATGTCTTGTTAATTTTTGCCAATTCTTGCAGCGCATTGTTGCGTTGCAAATAGGTTGCAGTCGTATCATTGACAATCGCGGCCAATGCCTGCACCCTGCTGATCTCTCCTTGCGTACTGCCAGCTGCATTTGATTGGATGCTTGTCGTGGTCTTTAGCTGCTCATTGTACTTCGCATAAGATTCAGCCGCTGATTGAATCTCCTGATTCAGCGAATCTTGCTTTCCGAAAATCGCATCAAGCGCACCGCCTAAACTGCCATATTTCTGAATAGCCACAGTGATGGCAGAGCTGACGAGGGAAAATCCAAGAAGCAACCCAGTTGGCCCCAAAAGACTTGAGCCAAGCGCTTTCAAAGCACTGCCAGTACCACCACTCTCTTTGCTTAATGATTGAAAAGATTGAAGTAATGGTTCAATGTTGTTCTGAATGGCAATGAAGCCGAATGGAGCGTCAGATGCGACCCTGCCAAGATTCGACAAAGCAAGGCCCGCTTTTGCTGACGATGGTGCAATGAGACCAATCTTTTTCTCAAAATCATCAATCTCCTTGCGAGCTTGCCGGAGTGCGGCAGACATATCCTTTGTGTCTGCTCCGATAATTATTTGTAATGCTTCGTTAGCCACCTTGCTCCTTTGCCTGCAATTTACGAAACATCTCGGCGATGTCGGCTTCTGTCACCCCGGCATCAGCGTCACCCGGCAATCGCCAAAGTGCTTCAGGGCTGTCAGGCACCTTCTTTGGATCACCCCACATCTTCGCCATCATGAACATGACGAGCCGCGTATTGCGGTAGTCGTGGATGAGTCGCTCTTGATATCCTTCGATGATGAGAGAGACTTCCTTGAAAGTCAGCGCATCGTAATCAGTGCGACCGATCTCACCCGTGACGTGCGCCCTTAATTTGTCCCAGCCTTCTTGCGTGTCGAGGTCGAACTTTTTTTTTGCTCTTCCTGCGGTGCTTGTTGAGTAGGCTGAAGGAACTTGGAATCATAGAACGCCTGAAGGATGGGAGTAAATAAATCGGGATTTCCGATATTACTATCAACCCAATCAACCACATCCTCAAAGGTAAAATCCGGGTCTTCCTTCTTGATGTAGCAATTATTGAAAAGCCCCCAGTAGATAATAACGGGCACGGCGGCAAGGTCGATGGAGTTGTCCCCAAAGACCTTGCCTAATTTCTGCATCTCCATGCCTATTTGCTGGACAGCCAGCATGCCGAACTTCATTCCTCGTGTACGGCCGAGGATGTCGGCTTGAATGTAACCGTTCATATTTGTGTGTGTAGTGTGAAGCTATTACGGAGTGATGTCAAGCGTGCCGGTGCTCTGGATCGTCCCGGAGAAGTTGACATAAGCACCGCCGGCCGCATCTTGGTTCAGCGTCAGGTCGGTGATGTAAGCTTCGCACTGGTGGTAATAGACCGTTCCGATGGACGCGCCAGTGACGGTGGGGTTCTGGAAGCGCACGGTGATCTTGGTCTTGTTCACCGTTGCCGTCAACAGATCTTTGTAGCTCACTTGTGAGATAGTCGGAGCGACCTCGCAAACTGCATCGAACGAGAAAGAGAAGCCAGGATCGCCAACACTTGTCAGCTTGCCGCAGTTGGTTTCGTCCTCGTTGACCGTCACGGTGGAGTTAACGCTTGATGTGCGCAGGCAGACGAGCGTCTTGTAGGATGAGCCGCCGGCTGTGTCGATTTCAATGTTCTGAACCGAACCTTGTATTTGTCCCATTGTCCTTGTTTATTTTTCGATTAATGTCATGTCAAAAGTAAGCAATTTACGAACGAGCCATGCGCTGCCATCCTGCTCGACAAGGTAGTTGCTCGATGCCAGCACCGGAGCCAAGAATTGAAAGTCTGCATCAGTTATGGTGCTATATGGAAAAGTGGTTATCGAGTTCATCACTTCTGCGGCAATGCCGTCAGTTACATCGTAGTCGAGTTGCTTGTATTGCTTGGCAACCACATCCAGCGTAATCGAGCAATCATGCACGAACAGCTGATTATTGCCGACTTGGGCATGCGTCATGCTATTGATGTACACATAATTGTCCGGGAGCGTGACAATGGGCAGTTGCGAGTAAACGGTGATTCCTTTGCCGTCATAGGTCAGCGATGCCAGTGCGGCAGCAAAAGCCTTGCGGAGTGATGTCCCTGGGTTCTTCATCGCTTCTTTTTTACTATGTCGGTTATACGGCGAACAAGTTTGCTCCGTTCAGCTACGAATGACGGCCAGAGGAACGGCTGTGGTGCAATGCCGAACTTGTATATCTTTCTGGCAATGTTGACCGCGTGGTTTTTATCGCCCTTCTTGATTACCTTCTTCTTCGTTCCCCACTCATAGATCGAGTTGACGAACTGCGTCCAGTTGCCCTTCTTTGGTCGTGCTTTGATGGCAGCGGCCACCGGCTCCATCTCTGCCGGCACATCAACCTTCCCGCGCGTGCCGAACTCGATATACGGTGCGTGATAAGCGTTAGCAAATACCGAGTATTGCAAGGAAGTTACCCTCTCCGACCCAATGCTATTGCGCAGCTCTGCAAAGTTGGCAGGAGCCTTGCGCTTTGCCGTCAGTGCCATTTTGTTCACGCTTGCCTGCATCTCGGCATCGACCTCCCTGCTCACCTCGTTGTCGAGTTGGGCAAGTGCGTTGATGACTCCCTGAACTCCTTTGAGTTGGAGGTTCATATCGCCACCCTCCGGTAGTATTGTGCCGCCATCATGGGGAAGTCAACGAGGTTCGCCCCTTCGTTACTCAAATCGATGCCACGGTTCTGATAGGTGTACGCCGTGATGGAGAGAATATCATTCTTGATGTCTTCAGGGACGGCAGAATAGCCGCTTGTCAGCCATATCTCGTAGATGGCGGAGTGATACACCGATATCTGTGCGCCATTCGCTCCATAGGCCTTGTAATCGCTTGTGGAGCATCCGTCAACCATCACCATGTCAATCGACTGAACCGGCCCCGGCAGTTCGTAAAGCTCGCCGGCGGTCATCTCAATCGTCAGGTGCAGTTGCCGCGTGCCATAGTTGCGCCCGGTGTAGTTCTCGTGCCAGATACGTGCGTTCTTGATGAGCGATCCGATCAGCGTATCATCATCGCTGAACGCTATTTTCATGTAAGTTTTTGCCTCGGCTACGCTCACCGGCTCGGTGGTGTAGTCCTGCACTATCTCTGTATCTATGAGAAGGTTCATGCTTGTCGTTTATGGTCAGTGATCGACTGACGCATAAAGTTACGAAGGTTCTCCAAGCTCTTCATCGGGTCAAGTTCACGGCTGCGGATCTTGGCCGCTTTGCTTGCTTTCTCGTATGCTTTCGGGTTAAAAAGTTTCTCAATCTGGTCAACCCATAGCTTGACTTCTTCTCTGTCAAAGTAAAGCCCTGCCTTTCCGCAATTCTCCCGAAGTCCCGGAGTACCACTGCTTATGACCGGGATGCCACTGCACATGGCCTCCGTGGCCGTTCTGCCCCAAGACTCATATTTTGATGGCATGATAAGTATGCGCGTCTTTGCATACACATCCTTGATGGTGGGAGTCTTTGGCAGCACGGTCACGTTCGGCGGTTGGTTCGTGTGCTGGCCTTTGTCGGCAGGCTCGGAGTAGCTGCCCATCACACCGATGAACTTGCGGTGAGGGAGTGCTTCAGCGATCTGCCGAAGGATGTGGCCGCCTTTGTTCTCGTCCAGGTTGATGAGCGTGATAGCTTCGTTGTACGATGGGTCAACATTGGTGTCGTAGTGCCGCCAATCGCATGGCGGTGTGACCACGATGCTCGGATGGTCATAGTTGAGCTGTGCTTTTGCCCATTCGCTGTTGTAGATGATGTATTGCGGGTCTTCAGCCCAAACGATGCGCTGATATGTGCTGGTATTGTGGATGAGGTGAAAGAGTGGACGCTTAAACACTTGCGCAATGCCGATGCTCCAGTCGGTGTAATCGAGATGGGTCATGATTGCATCGCTCCATGTCAGCAGTCGCTCGATAATCATCTCTTCAGGAGGGAAGACATCAATGCCGTCATAGGTGTACATGGAGTTAATGCGGTAGTGGTTGGCTTGGTGGAGTAAGACCCGAACATCACCGCCATTTGCTTTAATGTCCTTGTTTATCCAGTGGGCCATATATTCCGCACCGCATGTGTGTTGCGGTGGGTAGAGGTGGATGGAGTTGAGCAGTTTCATGGCTTCGTAATTTTGACCACGAGCATCATGTATCCCATATCATCCTCACGGCCATCCTTGATGATCTCTGCCCCTTGCATGCCGATGAAGTCAGTGAAGTGCCATAGACTTCGATGTGTCTCCAATTCATTGCCGTAGGCTGCTCCTTGCTCGATCCAGACGGCGGGAGTGCTGATGAGGAGGATGCCGCCCGGATTCAGCACATCGCGAACGATCTTGCTTATCACTGCATTGCCTTCGTCTTTGTCGAAGTGTTCAAGCACATCAGTCATGAGGATGCAGTCGTACTTCAAATCAGATGACTGCAGATATTGCTGAATAGTGCAGTGATGAACCTTGTCATAACAAAGCCAAAGCGGGGAGTGGTAGTCGTAAAAGCCTTCGACCCCAATGATGCAAGTATTCCGGTAATTTTCTTTTACTCCTACATCAAGCCAATTCCGGATGCCCGCACCATTAATGCCATGCCCTACACCAAGGTCGAGGATGGTCTTTGGGGAGTGCATCAAGATCTGACGCATGATGTCTCGGAAGGACGAGTAAGAGCCGATGGGCATGGTGTGTGTTTGTGTGTTAAGCAAAGAAGGGAGCAAGGCACATGGCCTCACTCCCTTTGTATTTATCAGAGGTCGGATCAGCTCGCGCTTCCGTAGATCGCAGCGGTAGGCTGGAAGGAAAGCAGAGCAACACGGGCTTCAGCGCGGTAGGTCACCAGGTTCTTGATGAAATCGTCCTGATCGGTCTCTGTGCTGCGAACAGCGAGGCCGGAGGCTTGAGCGATGGCGA